TATCGTCATAAATAACTTGGAATAATTTTTGATCTGTTGACGATGCAAAGAATATATTTTGTACTTCCGTGTATGCACCATTACTACCAACTGAAGGACTTGTAATGTAAACTTGTACTGATGCTTCAATCACTGGAGACTGAGTTAATGGGACAGACTTAATTGATTCAGTAGCAGCAAACTCCCCTTCGTCTGTAACCAAAGCTCCCTCTTGCAGCACTAGGTTTGACCAAACTCCTCCTGTTTGATCGGCTTGTGCTAAGACTATATCTCCTGTTGAGTTAGCTGAATCAACTATACCATTGGTAACTTTATAAAGAGTGTAAGCTAAAGATGCCCCGTCTTCTGGGGATGTTATAGTTGTAGTTCTATTAGCTACAGGAATTGTTATAGATCCTGTTCCACCATAAGTTGGCACTGTCAAAGATGCCTGTGCTGCTGCTGCTAAAGGACCACGCAATCTAACTCCAATTAGTTCTAATAATTTTTTTACTGAGTTTCTATTTCTAGCTGTAAGTAAAAAGTTTTCATTAGCCAACATATCTGCTTTCATGGACATGACAGCCCCCATGTAAGCAACCAATTCAATTAACATCATTCCTAAATCAGATTCGACAAAGTAATCATAATCTAATGGGTAAACCGCTTTGATATACTCTATCAAAGAATCTCTTAAAGTTATAAAATCCGTTCCAGCATAATTGATTAAGTCTAATTTATTCTCATCAGGAACAGCAACTAACTTTAGAAAATCTGATTGATTTGTATTTTGAAAACTCATGTTAATATAACCTCTACTTCAAACTGTGTTTGTGTATCATCCTTGATTGATAGCAACACAACTACTTTTAATGCTTGTGATCCAGTTTCAGAAATTTTTTCTAAATCAAAGACACCTATTTTTACAATTTTAACATCTTTGGTATATTTTCTAATTGAAGTAGATATCTCTTCCTTGATTTCAATAAAAGTATTCTCGTCTAGAGGCTGAAATAGGAATCGTCTAAGATTGCATCCATAAGAAGGTAGCATGACCCTCTCACCTCGCTCTGTTTGTAATAATTGCTGAACGCCACTCCTAATTGTTTCAACGCCACTAGTTTTTTTAAAGTACCCACCAGATTTATTAAATTTACCAATAGGAAAATTTAATCCATAAAATTTGGATTTTTTTCTTACTGGGTCAGTAAGTCTTAGTTGTGATGTAGGACCATAGATATTAACTGTTTGATTATATGCCATTAGTAAGTCCTAATATTCTTGAAGTAAATTCTTTGAGCATTGTAATTAGTTAGTACTTCAGTACTTTCTAAAGGTTTACTATAGAATTTTAAACTACCGATAAATCCTCGTAAACCACTAACAATACCGCCTCTATCCCCTCCCATGAAGTTACCGTTTAAATACATTCCATCTGTATATCCACCTCCGACTATCCATGGAGTATAGAATGTATTTAGTTTAGGTCCATTCTTTAAGCTTAAAGGACCATCAACAGAACCCGTTGAATATTCAAAACTATTATTCTTCTTAAAGGAAGGCAAATCTATAGTTGAGTAGGGGGATACCCCGAAAACTTGGTTTATAGATGAGGTTGCCATAAGTTGCCCATCACAATAGAATTCAATTGTGTTAGCTTTAGGGTTACCTACAATATCTACTAAAATAAACTGGCCTGATGCATCACCGAAACTCTTACCGTTTACCCTAGTGCTGCAATCAACCTTCATCTTATAGAAATCTGCGCTGTTGTTACACTGAGCATTGTTTATCCAAGAACAAGAACTACTATCTCTAGATTGAGTAGGAGCTATAAAGAAGCTCAAAGATGATACTGGGCTATTGTCAGAATTGTTGTTACTATAACCAACTCCAGTTTGTGTAATGCGCCTATCTCTAGTGAATCCTGCTACTACTCCACGGACAAACAAATCACCATTGTCATAAGGTAGGTAATCCAAATCCACTTGGTTTCCTTCAGCAGTAGTGAAGGTATAGTTAGGCTTAACGCCAACATTTTCATTGGCAATTAATACTCTTGTCAAAGATGAAGTTGTACCGCTCAACCAACCTAAGCTTGCATCTGTTAGATAGGGGGCGTGTACCCAGCATTCTATAGTAAATCCGTCTGGGTTATACATTAGTTCCTGATATTCTACAGTATCTGGAAGCCGAATAAATGATCCTAGTGCGGAAGCTAATGTTGGATTAGAAGTTTTATTTTTAACGATGCCTTCCAAGTAAGGGATGGATAGCCCTGACACAAATACTGAACTAGCGTAATTTGAAACTAGCTGTATATTATTATATAAATTATTTGTTATAGTGTTAGTGATTCTGTAATCTACAGAAGATGGTTGAACCACATTAGTCTGTAAAAGATTGTAAATACCAAATAATTTATCGGTTACTACAGTATCAGTTAATGATTGAATTGTTGATGTAGAAGATGTTTGTGAGTATATTATATCTCCAATTCCAATCTCTGGCACAATTAACTCTTGTATAGTTAGTGCTTCTGTATCTCTAACAGGGGGTGAAGCGTATTTAGATTCTATTGGTAGTATGATTCCATCAAGTTCACCCTGCTTAAAGAATAGTGCATTTTGTTTTTCAATTTCTACAGAGAAATTATAATTATTTAAATATGAGAAATCGTTGATAGGCACTTGACCTAATCCAAACACTGCCCCTGTACCACTAACAGTTTCATCAAAAATATTTGGGGCTTTGACTGCAATCTCGATTTGTTTCTTTCTTCTCTTTATCTTGGAATTATGATTATTGATCTCTGATATTAGGGCTAATCTTAAATTTTTAGTTATTGAATTATCTACGCCTGAGTTTTCATTTAGTTTAGTAACTAAAGTAGAAGACATATCCCAAATATGCTTATCTCTTTGTTCTGTTAAATTTCTTAAGAAGTGGTCTTCATTATAGTGTTCAAATAAGTAATCACTATCATCAATAATATTTGGATCAAATAAAGTATCTTTGTACTGATTAAATTCTGTTAAAGTTACAGCTTGACCCTTACCACCTATGTTTGGATCATGCTCATATTTCCACTTGTCCCCATCTGGAATAACTTTTGAGTTAATCTCAACAAAGATGGGATTCAATCCCCCAGTTTGGGAATCGTAATATAGACCGTCTTTAGTTAATAGGAAATAACCTTTAGTACTTACTGGAGGTCCAAATGTTAATCTGAAAACTCCTTCTCCAGAGACATCTTGATCATCTGGAATATCATCGACAGGATATCTAACATAACTTGTACCACTTAAAAATTGATCAAATTCTACTGAGTCTGAGAACTTAGGTTCTTTTTCTGGATCCAATGCTCTTTCATTTAAGATATCATTTACATCATTTATAAATCTATCGCATCTATCTATAAACAACTTGGCGGATTCCAACCTCTGCTTGCTTACTCCATACTCCTTCTCCATCATAGCATTGAGTTGAGCATCTGTTAAAGCTTTTTTCTCATTTGCTGATTTACCAGATTGGAATCTTTGTAGTCTTTCAAAAGTCTCAAAGCAATCTTTAATCTCATTATACTGTTGAGTTAAGCTTTGATAATTAGTGTATAATTGGGATCCGAAAGAGGCTGCTGCTGCAAAACCTCCAAGTACCCCTTGTAAATTTTTTAATACCTTTAAACTATCATTATCAAGTTTACCTTTTGATGAATCAGAGATAAATTTTAGTCTACCTGTTTCGGTATCGAATTCTATTATACCAGTATTAAAAAGTAGTCCCTTAAATATTTCTTTTGTTACAGTATTGGCAGCATCCTTGCCGTCCTTAACATAGTCACTTGCATCTACTAGTAGGTCGCTAGGCAATACAGATAGAGCCTGTTTTGTTAGGTCTAACAAACAGTTTGGAACACCAAAAGCAGTACCCAAAGACTCAAAAGGTCCTTGACCTTGGCCTTGAACTCTAAAATATGTCTCTAAATCAAAAACTGCCATTATGTTTCTACCTTTATTGGATATGCGCTATCTGCTGGGTTTATATCTGGCTCTTCTGGATTTGAGGTCCCTGAGTTAAGATCTATTGTGGATCCATCAATATTAATCGCTGCCGAGGACAACATATCTATCCCGTTTCCAGCATTTATACTTAATTTTCCACCAACATTTAATCTTAAATCCCCACCAACATTTATATCTAGGTTACCTCCAGATTGTAACTCTATTTTACCATTTGAAGATATTCTTATTACAGATTGCCCAGATAAGGTTCTTATTTGAATAGTTTGATTAGACTCTGGCTCAGTGCATTCTATGTGTATCTTACCTGTGGTTTGGGATCTAGAATAAATATTAACATCTTTATTCCTAGATTCTA